TAAGTAAATTAAAGATATGAATCAAACATTAGGTTATGCTTGTATTAACACCGAATTACGTAAGTTCGGTATAACTACTAATAGAGGGCTACGAGCAGCCACAATTAAAAAGAATGGTATAATTGCTGCATCTGAGTTAGCATTACAAAATGCGCAGGATCTATATAAAACCATTGAATGGAATGCAAAGAATAATATTAACTTATATAGAATTAGTTCTGACATACTCCCGTGGGCTGGTAAGATAGGAATACCCAACTACCCACATTATAAGCAAATCTCCCTTGCATTAGCGTCTGCGGGTAAACTAGCACGGGATACAGGACAGCGATTAACTGCGCACCCCGGACCGTTTAATTTATTAGCTTCTCCAAAAGAATCTGTTGTATTAAATACAATCGAAGATTTAGAAACACATTCCAAACTATTCGATTTATTAGGATTATCAGAAACACCATATAATAAAATTAATATTCATATTGGAGCTACATACGGTGATAAAAATAGTGCTGCAAAAACTTGGGTCAAAAATTTTAAACGATTATCAGAATCTTGTAGGAAACGATTGACAGTAGAAAATGATGATAAAGCATCTATGTTTTCCGTACGAGATTTATATGATATGGTTCATTCTGAACTAAATATTCCTATAGTTTTCGATTATCATCATCACAAGTTTTGTACTGGAGATTTGTCAGAAGAAAACGCATTACGATTGGCAGTTTCAACATGGGGTGATATAAAACCTGTTGTACATTATAGCGAATCTAAAGCTATTCATGAAAATAATCAATCTATAAGACCGCAAGCACATTCAGATTTTCTTTCTGAATTTATAGATACGTACGGTTTAGATATAGATATTATGCTGGAATGCAAGGCTAAAGAACAAGGTCTACTGCAGTACAGAAAAAAATATTTAGATAAAAACTTTGTTTTATGAAAAAGTTTACTATATTTAATGTATTTTAATTATTAATGTTTAAATAATAAGTAATTTATAATAATTGATTATTAATAAGATAGTTAATTAATAAATATAATTGTATATTTATACGAGTACGTAGTACGAAGTATAATGCAACGGAAACATAAAATTTAAGATATGAGATACAAAGAATTCATTGTAAAAAAGTTAGAAGAGCAAATTAACATGATTCAAAGTTTAGAAAGAACTTTTGATTCTGGAACAATTTCTAAGCACGAAGCTTTATTGAAATTAAATCAAATTACTAAAGGTTTATCAATAGCTCTTGAGAGATTAGAATTGGAGTAATGAATAAAACAGTACTTAAGTATTCAGTTGGTGCAATATCATTATTATTAGCATGTGTCGCTGCATATTTTTCGATTACTGGATTATCCAAGCTATTTGCCGGTTCTGGTACTGCCATTTTAATAATGGCATCTACATTAGAGTTAGGTAAACTAGTTACTGTATCGTATTTGAATAGATTCTGGAAAGTTACTAAACTATCTTTAAAGATATATCTATCATCCGCCGTATGTATTCTAATGTTAATAACATCATTAGGTATATACGGATTTCTAACTGCGGGTTATCAGATAACTAAAAATAAATTTGAATTATCAAATACTTCAGTAACTTATTTTGAAAATCAAAAGTTAACGGTTGATAATAAAAGTAATTCTATTCAGAAGAATATAGATAACTTAAACGAAAGATTGCAAAATCTATATACTTTACGTAATAATACAGAAAACAGAATTAATAAATCGTTTGATAGTAATAAATTTTCAGTTAGCAATTCACAATCTAAAACTGCTAAACAATTTGATTCTGATATTAAATTATTACAGTTAAAAATTGAAACTTTAGAATCTGACAGATTAATGTTGATGGATAGTAGTGCTAATATACAATTATCAATTACTAAAGCTAAGCTATCAAATGAATCTGCAAATGAATTGGGCCCGTTAATATATGTAGCTAAAGTTACAAATATTGATATTGATATTATAGTATCAGTACTAATTCTTTTATTTATTATAGTGTTTGATCCTTTAGCTATAGCATTGTTATTGGTATTTAATAACTTAAGTGCAGAAAAACATGATAATGAGTTTGTATATATCAAAGATGGGTATGACGATAAAAATAAAGAAGATATTATACCGGATATTAATATTAATACTAAGCCCCTTAATGACACTGATGTTATACGCGATATATCAAAACCAAATATTGAACCTGACCCATTTGATACCACAATATTTGCTGAGTTAGAAAAGAAATTAGAAGAGCCTACTCCCATATATCAACCACCGGCTCCTAGATTATATGGTGATGTAAGATAATTCTTTAAAAAGATTTGTATATACGATTTTAAATTATTATATTCATGTTAATTATGAATAAGAAGGACCTATTATATGAAGACAAGTTGATTCAACCTAATCAACCTATATCTGTCGAATCAACAGAAGAATCGGTTATCGTTCCAGATGATTGGTCAATTTATAACGAGATTGAATATGGTGTTAGTCTAGAAGAATCTGTAATTTTTATACAGGGTGATATAATATTAGGCACATTATTTGATATCATAATGAAGATTAGGTTAATATTAAGCCAAAGAGCAGAAAATGATGATACACCAATAACAATAGTTTTAAATTCAGATGGTGGTGATGTATATGAAGCATTAGGTATTATTGATTATATTCATTCATTATCTGTAAAGGTCAATATTATAGCTCGTGGTAGAGCTTGTTCAGCTGCAGCTTTATTATTAGCTTGTACAACAGGTATACGCGCAGCAAGTAAATATACATTTATTATGGTACACGAATTAAGTACATCAAATTCAGGAACAGCTACAGATATAAAAGTTAATGCTAATCATGTTGATGAATTAGATATGATTATGTATAACTTATTAGCACAATATACTACGCAAAAGAAAGAGTATTGGGAAAAGGTAGCAAGAAAAGACTTTTATATGACAGCTGAAAAGGCTGTTGAGTTAGGAGTTATTGATCAAATTATATAAACAAAATAAATAAGTTATGTTAACAGAACAACAAATTGTAGATAACTGGAATAAGTTTCTAGAATTAATAGAAACAGAATTTCCGGATAGAGCTAGCGCTTTATTGGTTATGTATAAAGAACTAGAAGATCGTATAGTATCTATGCCAGCATCCGGTGTGGAACATTATCATAATGCGTTCCCGGGCGGATATGTAGATCATATTATCAGAGTACATAAATGTGCAATGGAATTGTATGAGTTATGGGCAAAAATGGGAGTAGATGTATCAGGATTTACTAAAGAGGAATTAGTATTTGCAGCATTCCATCATGACTTAGGTAAAGTAGGATTTCCTGGTAATGGTAATGAAATCTATATATTCAATAATTCTGAATGGCATAGAAAACATCAAGGTAAAATCTATACACATAATCCTAATAATCCATTTACAATGGTTCCTGATTTGTCGTTATATTTACTACAACATTATAATATTCCAGTTACCTGGAACGAATATCTAGCAATTAAGATTCATGATGGTTTATATGATGATGCTAACAAACCATATTTTATTTCCAGAACAGCAGATGCAAAATTAAAAAATTGTTTACCATTAATTATGCATCATGCAGATCATATGGCATCAATTATTGAATATGATAGATGGAAAGTAACAAATGGGTCTGTTCCGGTTACTAGCAATAGCAATGCTACTGTAAAATCTTCTATAAAGAAGACTACTACACCACTTGCTGATGACAATTTGAAAAAAGCTTTTGATGATTTATTTAATTAATTTATTATGGAAATTACTGCAATTATAATACTATCCGCATACAGCATTGCGACTTCATATTTTATATATAAGCTAATACGAAGAGAAGAAGTTATAGAGGAATATTACGAAGAAACTATTCAATTGGTAGAGTCAAAACTTATCAATGTAAAATTAAAAATGGAAGAAACTATAGAACAATTATCAGTTATTGATCAACGAGGGTCATTTGAAGCTGATGATGAGGTTGGTTTCGCATTCAAAGAAATAAAAAAATTAAACGAAGAACTATTACAGTTCATTTTAGAATATAACAAAACAGACCAAAATGCCTAGAAAAGCGTCCCCGAATAGTAGTAAATATTACTTTACAGATGTAACAGAACAAGCTATTATAGACTATAATATTAGTTCTGATGATAGTGAACGAAATAAAATATATGAACAGCATTTAAAATATGCGTTTAATAAATTAGCAGAAAATTTAATTCATAGATTTAAGTTTTATCATTTTGATATACCATATGAAGATGTAAAGCATGAAACAGTTGCCCATTTAATAGAAAAAATCAATAAATTTACTGCAGGCAAAGGTAAAGCATTTAGTTATTTTTCGATAGTAGCAAAAAATTATTTAATTAATGAAAATAATGGAAACTATTATACTGCAAAAAACACAGATGATTTACTTGTTGTTGATGACACTAGGCAGATAGCAAACGAAATTTCTAGAGCAAATAAACTAGAAGACGATAAAGAATTTATGGATCTATTTATTGATTTTACTGAGGAGAATATGACTCAATTTACAATGGATGTTATGAATAAGAAAAATACTAAAGTCACTAAAGTACGACTATTTGAAACACAAACCGAATGTTTAATAGCAGATTCAATATTAGAACTATTTAAAACTAGAGAAAATATTGAGGTATTCAATAAGAAAGCCTTATATATTTTAATTAAAGAGCGTTCTGGTGAAGATAAGACGCAAGATATAACGAAAATACTCAAACGAGTAGAAATGTTATACAAGGATATATTTGTTAATTGGTCTAAAACAGGAAAGTTAGAAACAAAATATTTATCAAGTAATATATTTATAAATAAAAATGGACATTCACGGAGAACTATTTAAAGGTAAATCTTTTAGCGACATATTAAAAGATATTTATGATAACTCTAAAAAGAAAGATAGGCAAGTTAATCTACTCATTGCTGAACTTAAGCCATTGATTAAAAATATAGGTGATGCAACAATAATAGTGCCATTAATTAAAGAGTACTTAGAAATAGGAGTTAAAAATGATGAGCATCTAGTAAAATTGGCTGCTGTTGCACAACGACTAATGACTGCTGCAGCAAAATCAAATCCTGAAATGGGCGACTATGGATTAACCGATGAAGAAAAACGACAGTTACTAAACGAAATTTCTAGTATTGAAAATAGTGAATCGGTAGTTTCAAATACCATACAGAATATACAACACGAACAAAAGAGTATAAATTTATATCAACAAGATTTAGAAGAAGATGTCTCTATTTAATATAAAAGGAGAATCGCTCCAATTGATACCAGCTAAAGTTAAACAGACTTACTACAAAGATGATAAGCCTGAAAATACTTTTTATGTATCAGCATTAATATTGGATGGGTATAGCTCGCAACGAGAAGTTTTTGCAAGACCGTTATTTTCAAATATGAAACAACCACCTCTAGAAGGTGAAACAGTCTTATTATTAAGTACTATAGGTAGTTATGCGAGTGGTATAAGTTCTAATGAAGAAATGTACTATTTAGGAATAATAAATCTTCAAGGTAGTGTACATCACAATTCTATACCTAATGTAAATGAAGTTGAGACTAGAAATGAAGGAGGAGGAAATGCTCAATCATATCAAACTACCGGAGCAGGTAGTACTAAAAAACAACAACAAGCAAAAATAGATAGTAAATTTCCTGAATCAAGAAATGTAAAAGCTATACAACCTTACGTTGGTGATGTATTAATTGAGGGTAGATTCGGTAATAGTATTAGATTAACTAGCACATTAAAATCTACTAATGTATATACTAAAAATGCTAATTGGCAGAAAGGCGATGGTACAGAGGGTGATCCTATGTTAATATTACGAGCATCTAAACCTACACAAAATACTAATAAAGTAAATGATTTTATTACTGAAGATTTTACTAAAGATGATTCTATAATTACATTACAAAGCACCCAAGCATTAAACTTTACACCAGGATCAAGTGTTACTGATTCGATTAAGAATCAAAGTTTAGATTCATGGGATAAAGGTCAAAAGTTTGGAGGTAAGCAAATATTAATATCGTCAGGCAGAGTAGTGTTTAATTCAACACAAAATGAAATAATAGCATTTGCTAAAAAAGGAATAGGATTGTCATCAGCCGATGCTATATCATTAGATGCACAAAAAAATATTGAAATGAGTGCTACTAAAATTTTATTAGGCAAAAATGCTGATGAGCCATTAATTATGGGTAATAAAATGAAAGATTGGATGGAACAACTAATAGATGCTATAGGTAAATTAACTGCAATAACAGCAGTTGGCCCATCATCACCATTAGATCAATCACCATTATGGCCAAAAATTGTTGCACTAAAAAATCAATTTCAAAATAACTTAAGTCAAATATCATTCACAAAACAATCAAAGTAAATAATTATTAAAAACGATAGTATGAAATCAAAAGAATTTATATCTGCACTACGACTAATCATTCGAGAGGAAGTTACAAAAGCTGTAAGATCTGAGGTAAGTAGGGTATTATCCGAAGGAACACAACAACCAGTAGTTAGACAGCAACCAGTACAAACTAAACCAGTTGTATCAAAAACACAAAAATTTAAAAACGAAATACTGCAAAGTCTATTAGAAACGACAGACCCAATACAAAGAGGTGGCGCTCCTGTTGGATTTGAGGAGTGGCCAACTATGGAATATAATGGTGCATCATTTATGGGGCATAATACTCCAGGTATAATAAATGCAGCTCCTGATGGTATGAATATTGATCAAATTGAACAGGTAGCTCCTGATGTTGCTCAAGCATTAACTAAAGATTATAGTTCATTAATGAAGGCGATTGATAAAAAACGAGGAATAAAATAAGATGGCCAGAAGAATAAGGCAGATATTACCTATAAATACAAATGATGCTATACGACCAATGAATACTGCGGTCGGTATTAAATTACCATTTTCTGGTAAAACAGGTAACTTATTTGACTTATCGTATACAACAGAAGAACAAGCTATTTCAAATTTGAAAAATCTTTTACTTACTAGAAAAGGTGAAAGATATATGCAGCCATCTTTCGGTACTGACATATACGATTCATTATTTGAAC